ACGATCGCCCCCATGAAGCCGCTGCATTTGATGGAGCACACTATCCGAGAAAACGCCAGCCAGTGCCTGTCCATCCTGCGGTCGGCCCTTGAGAAGGAAATCAACGCCCGCGGAGGCTGACCATGCTGATCTCCCCAGAGAAACACGTCTACCTGAAACTGGCATCCTCCCCTGGGGTCGCGAGGCTGATCGGCCTCCAGATTTACCCCATCGCTGTCCCGAAGAATGCGACGCTCCCGTTCTGTATTTACAAGCGGAATAACATCACCCGCGAAAGTCATCTGTCTGGGCCGATGTTCATGCCGCTTGTAAACCTCCAGATTGCCTCGTGGGCACTCTCCTACGACGGCGCGAGGGAACTCGCCGACGAGGTGCGTCTCGCTCTGGATGGACACACCGGCACACTCGCTGGGGCTACAATACAAGATATGAGGCTGATGTCCGAAACGGACGACTTCCTCGATCCGACGGCCGTCGGGGCTCAACTCCCACCGGCCTACGAAGTGCGACAGTTGTTCCAGATCAGGTGGGAAGAAGCCACCTCGTAACCTACACGACAAGATTTCGGCGCAAGGAGGCGCAAACAAATGGCTGGCATTTCCGCACAGGGACTCACCTTCTCGTTCGGCGGCTCCAACCTCACCGTTACTTCGGTTCAGGTCAATGACACGCAAGACCTCATCGACGGCACGCACCTCGGCATCGGCCCTAACGGCCGTCGTGAGTTCGTCGGCGGATTCGCGACTGATCGTGAAGTGCAGGTCGACTATATCTCGTCGGTCATCATCGCCGCAGGTGCGTCGGGCTCACTCAGCATCAGCGGGCCGTTCTCCTTCAGCGGCAACGCGACCGTCGCGTCGGCCAGCATCGGCGGCTCCGTCGGCGCCCTTGTTTCTGGTAGCGCGACCTTCCGCGTTGCCTAGTGCTGAATCAGTAAGGGGATTGTAGATGGCAACCCTATACACGGGTGGATGTACCGTTACGTTTGACGGCGGGACTGGCATCAGCGAGATCACGCGGATAACTGTCAATAAGAACTCTACTGCCAACAACAGGCAGCGAGTCTCCGTCGCGAACCTGGGCTCGCTGATCACGCAGGCTAACGGCACCGCCACGCTTCGCTTTGAGGAGCCTTACCTACCAGTCTGGCAGCCGACTGGCGGCGGCGCTCCGAACACAGTCGATGTTGATTTTTTCGGCGGTGCATTGTTCACGGCAGGCAAGTCTGGCGCCCTGACGATCGCTGGCCCATTCAGCATCAGCTCGACCGCAGCCACGGTAGTCTCCTCAACGGCCGGCGCAGCCGTCGGAGACTTAGTTCGCGGTTCGGTCAGTATCTCGTTTACAACTTGAGGAGCAAGTCTCGTGGCAGTTCTTTCTCAAGGGACGAGCGTAAATTGGAACAGCACAAAGCTGACAGTCACAAGAGTGTCTGTTAGTTCGTCTGGTGGCGGCGACAACTCCCCCCGCATCTCCGTTGCCTCCCTCGAATCCCCTGCCGACAAAGAGGAGCCAACCCTCCTGACGTGGGCGGCGCCCGCCGGCTCCGGCGGCGGAAACACCGTGCAGATCGACTACATCGGCGGTTCGCTCGTGGCCGGTGCGAACGGCACAGTGACGATCACGGGATCGTTTCCAATCGTGCTGTCGAACTGCACCGTGCTCAATGTCTCCGAGACATTTCAAGTCGCAGACATTGCACGGTACTCAGCGAATATCGCGTACACGAGCGCAAGTTAGGCGGCGAGTTCCATGCTGCTTGCGAACGGCACGACATTTACCTTCAACGGCACGGCCTACACGGTCACTGCCATTCGCGTGACCTCGCCGCAGCCGGAAATTGTCAACATGACGGATGTTGACGATGTCCTCGGCCGAATGCAGATGGTAAAGACCGGCGACGTACTATCCCCAGGCACCGTTGAGATCGACGTGCTTGGTGTCGTCGACCCGACGACGCTCGTCGGGACATACGGAGACTTGTCGATCACGGGGACGGCAGCCGTCGGATCGTCCTTAAAGGCGCTGTGTGAGAGCGCAACGATGGAGGCGCGGGTGGCTGATGTAATCCGCGGCACTGCGAGATTTGTTTTGACTGATTATGCAGATAATTAACAGGAGTAATGATGGCACTGACAAAAGCGGCGATTCTTTCGGCAGCGGACACTAAGACTGAGAAGGTTCACGTCCCAGAGTGGAACGGCGACATCTACATCAAGACGCTCTCTGGCACCGACCGCGACCTCTTCGAGGATGCCTATGCGAGCGAGAAGATGAAGAACTTCCGGCCGCGGTTCCTCGTGCTGACGCTGTGCGACGAAAACGGCGAGCGGCTGTTTACGGACAAGGAAGTGGCCGACCTCGGCAAGAAGTCCTCGGCCGTTATCAATCGTCTTTTCGACAAGGCATGGTCTTTCAATGCGTTCCGCAGCGAGGACGTTGATGCGCTGGGAAAAGATTCGCCGAGCGACCAGAGCGAAGGTTCTACTTCAAACTAGCTCTCGCGCTCGGCAAGACGGTAAAGCAACTCCTGGCTGAGACAGACAGCCAGGAGTTGACTGAGTGGTTTGCTTACGACCAGCGGTGGCCGCTCCCCGACCACTGGCAGCAGACGGCGAGGCTGTGCCGCATCGTTATGTGCGCGTCCGGCAACTACAAGCGAGGCGATGTTCCAGAGGAGGCAGTTTTCATTCCGACGGCCGTCCGTGCGGAGCAAACTGGAGCGCAGATGATTGCCGAACTGATGAAACTCAAGCAACTTTCTCAGGGATAGTATCGTGGCTAACGGTTACCTCGGCAAAATCTCGGCGGTCGTTTCAGCGAATACGGGCGACTACGTCCGTAAGCTGAACGACTCCGCGAATCAGACGAAGGCGTTTGCCCAGACGATCCAGCAGTCGCTGAAGCGGGCCTCCGGCGATGCCAGGAAGTCCTTCCAGTCGATCCTGACGCCAGTGCAGCAGTTTGAGCGGGCGTTGCAGAACGCCGCGTCGCTCAAGTTGTCGTTCAAGGGGTTCGACGGGAGCATCCGCACGGTCGAGCAGCTCCAGCGGGCCATCTCCGGCCTGACGGATCAGAAGGAAATCGACCTCGTCGTCAAGAATAGTGGTCTAAGCACGATCACTGAGGTCAAGACGGCTCTTCAGGGGCTTCGGCAGGTCGACCTAGACCTGTTCGACAACATCGGGCTCGATGGCATACGAAACCTTCGGGCTGAGTTGGGCAGCGTCGACAACTTCGTCGTCAAGACCCAGGTCAAGGTCGAGGCCAGCAGGCTCGACACGCTGATTCAAAAGCTCACCGTGCTCGACGGCAGTCGCATCAAGAAGATCGCGATTGACGTTGAGGCCAGGCAACTTGACGCCGCGCTCTTGAAGGAGCGGCAGCTTTTATCTGTTGCGGAGCAGATCAACAAGCCGCTGACGGCTGCGGCGGCCGACTTCGCCAGGCTCACGCTAGCCGTTCAGGCCGGGTTTATCCCCGCCCTTAAAGCGTCCCAGAACGAAGTTGACGCTATGGGGGAGGCGATTGATGCTGGGGCCAAGATTGGCGAAGCAGAGTTCGCGAAGTTGGAGGCCCGCGTATTAAAGACAACAGCGGCGATCGGCAGGCTTAGTGAAGCACAGTCTCTGGCGAACGGCCTGCGGACGGGCCAGGAACTCAATTTTCAGCAGCCCCGGCTTCAAGGCGAATTAACTCGTGCCTCCTCCGTGCAAGCCGAGGCATCGCGACTCACGCCAGACCAGCTCTCGGCCAACCCCGGCATATCGAAACTTGTCGGTGGCGTCCGCGACTTAGCGCAGCGGTCTGCCGAGGCTCTCTCGTATCTCGAGCAGGTCAAAGAGGCGGGGGCAGACACCTCTGCCGCCCAAGCAGCGGTCGGCCAGTTGACGGAAGCATTCCGCAGGCAGAACGCGGAACTGGCTCGCCAAGTTGATATCATCCGCTCCCAGAAGGCAGTCCCCGACGGGTTCGTGGACATTGGCTTTGTACGCTCTTCTGCCGTGGCGGCCAAGGAACTCCAGCGAGCATCCGTAGAGATCGGAGCCTCGATTGAGTCGGTGCAGAAGTCGGC